CTTCATTTACTGTTCACCTCCTCTCTCTTTACGGTATAAATTCCTGTTCAAATTTCCCGAAGTTCCCTTCTCTAGCCATAGATGTCGATAAAAAGTGGTTCTCCGAGTAACTGAAAGCGTAGTTTAGAGTGCCATTATCCTTCTGTGCCTTGTCCCCATAGTGCTCGACAAACTTCTGCTGCGCCTCATTAATACTGTCGGCCTGTATTCTCACCCAGCCGCCCTCGAAAAGCTGGCCGCATGAGCCGAAAGTAAAATAGTATATTCTGGTCACCCCCTCTCCCTTTCTTTGATGGCCTCTACTATTTTGCGTATCAGCCATTCCAAAACATCATCGTGCATAAACTCCCCCTCCCTTTCGCTTACGTACTCGCAACGATTAAGACACAAAAAAGAGGTCCTCGAATTTCGCATCAGGAAATGCAACAAGGATTGCGCTAATAAAATCAGCCCCTGGCTGCATTTTCCCATTTAAGATTCTCCAGACCGTGCTATGCGATACGCCTATGTATTTCGCGATGGCAGCATCATCAAAATTATTGTCTTTTTGTATTTGTCTAAAATTATCAACTTTGAGCCCTAGCATAATATTTTCCCTCCCCTGGTATAATTTGCATCGCAATTACATATTATATTAACTTATCGTGTGCGCAAGCGCAATACCCTATTTTAAATATTTTCCCTTCTTTAATTTAGGTATTGACTTTAATTCAATTTAGGATATACTTATATTAAAGAAAGGGGTTGGCGCGAATGACAGCGAAAGAGGGGGACTATAGAATGAAGGGGACTGAAAAACAGGTAGCATGGGCAAAGGACATAAAAGCAGCGTGGGAGACTGCGCTGGAAGATCAGAAAAGATTCGGTCAAAAGGTAGGTGCGATCGCTCCGTTCCCGCAGGAAGTAGAGGATTACGTTCAGGCCATCCTGAACGAAGACGACGCGAAAGTCGTCATCGAGAAATACAACATCCAGACCAGGTCCACCTGCCGGACACACCTAATCGCCGAGTTGCCCGAGAATCTTGGAGACAAGTGCCTGGACTGGGAGATGGGGCTTTAAGCCCCACTCCCGCCCCCATGACCCGTTTATAGGGGATTGCCCGGTCTCGCCGGGAAGATATGAATCCAATTCCATGGGAAAACCATCTTTCTCCCTAATAAGGGAGGAAGAGCATGGACAAAAAATATTCAGGGCGGGTACGAAAGAACACTCGTTCTTTCTGGGGGGAGTAAAGATTGGTCGGGTGGAATTGCCTGATCTGCCAGACATAGAGGGGCTTCCTGGAAAAATGTTTTACCCCTCTTGCCCCTCTTGCCCGGCCCAAAGAGAGGTCTGGGGCAGAATGCTGTAGAACCCGGTCACCGTCTCCCGGCATCGTCGGGGGCCGGTGGAGGGGGTTTTGCCTTCTGGCACGCCGCCGGACAGCCTGACGCGATCAGGACCCGGCAAGAGTGCAAGCCGCCAAGGACTCGCCAATTTGAAGAACAGAACCAGAAGGCCGCCGAGGAAGCCAAGGAATACGGCCTGCCAGACCTGAGTGGTACCGAAAAACAGGTGGCCTGGGCCACAACTATTCGGCAGGAATTGGGTAGCACCATCAGGCATAACCGGGCCAGGGGCACCCACCAGATCCGCTCCATGAGCGAAATAGTGCTGGAGCTCTCGAAAGACGGTTGGACCGATGATAATATATGCAAAAAGCTGGGGATGGAACTGGATGAGGTAATTCGGCTGAAACAGATAACAGGGCTTAGGGAGGCCTTTGCTAACCACCAATTCAGCAAGAGTTGGGAAGAATACGAGAAACGGAGGGAAGAACGATGCCTAAACTTGTAAAGCCAAAACGCCCCCAAGGCAGACCAGCTATGTCCCCCGACGAAAAGCGCAAGCTCCGCAGCGTCAAAATGACCGATGCGGAATGGGAGGAAATACAGCGCCGAGCAGCACAAGAGAATATCAGTGCTGCAGAATACATCAGAAGAAAAACTTTAGCCGGGGACTGATCCCCGGCTTTTTCCTTATTTCACGACAGCAGCCCGGTCTTTTTCGTTCCAGGTAACCTGGTTGTTAAGAGCCTCTACTAGTTCCCGGAGTGGCACCCAGGTCCTGTTATCAATCAGCTTCCCGGGCAGCTCCTTGCCCTTAACAATTACCTTTATATCAGACACAGCATTACCTCCCTTCCCTTTGCCCAGGTAGGCCAGTACACCATCAGCAATGGCCTGGGCCAGCTTCTTCTGCATCTCCGGCTGCCGCAGTAACTTTTCCTGCTCCGGATTCGATATAAACCCGCACTCCACCAGGATAGCCGGCATCTTCGTTTCCCGAGTCATATGCAAGTTTGCTACCCGTACGCCACCATCAGGCCAGCCGGTAGCCTGTACCAGCTCATTCTGTACCTTCTGAGCCAGCTTTTCAGCCTGGCCACCGGCCCCCTGGATAAAAGTGCTGATATAATTAGCCTCCTGCCGGGTTGCAGAGTTGATGTGCACTGATATAGCCAGGTCGCATTTTTGGTTATTTAGCAGCGCCGTCCTGGTAATCAGTTCCATGGTCCGGTCGTCTGTCCGGGTGAATACAGGTTCCAACTCCGCTGCTTTCAGTAGTCGGCCTAACTCCCTGCTAATCGCTAGTGTCACATCTTTTTCGTATAATCGGGTCGGGCCGACGGCCCCCGGATCCCGGCCACCGTGCCCAGGGTCGATTCCAATTCTCATGCTCCCACCTTCTCTCGCAATCCTTCAATATCCGTCTTTATCTCGCCTACGTCATGGCTCAGTCCCTCGAATTGAACGGTCAAGCTTTCCAGGCACGCCAATAGCCTTTCCTCCCGCTTTTCGTTGTGCCGGAGGACATAAAAAAGCAGTGCCACAAAAAGCACCGCGAATAGCCCCTGACTGGCCGCAAGTTTGATAATTTCAGTTTCCACTCTCATCTCCTCCCTTCAAATTTTAAAGCCGCCCATTTCTGAGCGGCTTTGCTGCGCTTAATTAGTCTACTGTGCTACATAGTCCTCGCCAGTAATCTCCCTGTACTGTTCCTTGGTAATAACCTTGCCGACTACATTCCAAACTCTCTGCTTGTCCCATAAGTCTTGTTCGTAGTAATACTTAATCTTTTCAAACCAACTCATATCTCCACCTCCGACATTATGGCAAGATAATCAATATCTGCTCTTAATCTTAGGTTGTCCGTTAATTCTTGTCTTTGCTTTTCCTGTAAATAGGCTTGTTCTCCTTTGCTAAATACTGCTAATGCTTCGTCATAGGAGTCAAATTCTAAACCGTTAAACCATTCGTTGCCTGCTTGGACTACTACTTCAGTCACAAATTCAATCCCTTTGTCTGTAAGCACTTGCTCAATCTCGTTCTTGTGTTCCTCTGAAATGCAGTATTCAATCATCACTTCTTCATTTTCAGTGTAGGTCACTGTATATCTGTATAGCTCAACTTTTTTGCCTGACATTCTAAACACAGTACCCCTCCTTTTCTTATACGGGTAAATCGTTGCCAGCATCCCACTTGTTGCCCCAAGCACTATTACCAGTACCACCACTAACTACTACTGCTTTGCCCATACAATTGTTAGAAGTTATGAGATTATAGTTGTTGCCTGTGCCGGATAAACGTATTGTGTGTTGGCTTGCAGTATAGTCACTTGTTTGCCCTGTGCCACGGATACAAGTATTGCCTGTTACCGTGTTGTTGTTAGATGAAGATAGGTAGATGCCGTAGTTGTTGTTATTGTAAGTATTGCCTGTTACGGTGTTATTGTTTGAGGCGCCTAAGTAGATGCCGTTGTTGTTGTTGTTGTTGCAAGTATTGCCTGTGACGGTGTTATTGCTTGATGAGTATAGGTAGATGCCGTTGTTGTTGTTGTTGTTGCAAGTATTGCCTGTTACCGTGTTGTCGCTAGATGAAGATAGGCGAATGCCGTAGTTGTTGTTGTTGTTGCAAGTATTGCCTGTGACAGTGTTGCTGCTTGATGAATATAGGTAGATGCCACAGTAGTTGTTGTTGTTGCAAGTATTGCCTGTTACGGTGTTTTCATTGCTAGATGAACTCAAGTAGATGTCGTTGCCGTTATTGTTGTTGCAAGTGTTGCCGGTGACAGTGTTGTTGTTAGATGAACTCAAGTAGATGCCGTAGTTGTTAGTCGATGTGTAGACAGCTTTGTTGCCGTCAATCTGTAGATTTTCAATCCTACAACCGCTAGCTGATGTGAGAGAAATAACACCTTCTGTGGAAGAACTATCCCACATCCTCTTAAATATCGTGGCATTGCCATTTCCTCTGATGCTTACATTATCTTTAGTGACATTAATCTTTGCGGTAATATTGTAGGTGCCATCTAAGATTACAACCTCGCCACCAGTTGCAGGTAAAGCGGTTATTGCATTGTTTATTTCTACTTGGTCTGCTGTGCCATCACAAAGGTAATCACAGTCAGCAGCAGTCCAACCTGCGGTTGATGTTCCGATAACAAATCTTGCTGTTTTTGAGTGTGACGCACCATCAGCCTTATGCTGAGCAAGGTCCGTTTCAACTTTCTTTATTTTTGCATAATTAATTATATCCATTTTTACATCACCACCCATGTTATGCCATCGCTCTGGTAAATTACTTGCCCTGTTACATCCATGTAAACCGTGCCGATGCTGACCGTAGCTGCCGCAGGTCTAGTGGCAATTCCTGACCCATATAACTCCATACTACTTCCCGATAGTTTAATACCATCAGCGATAATTGCATCAACTTTTGTTTCCAAATTTTTCAGTCGTGCTAACAATGTATTTGCCGTTGGAGCAGCTTGTACCTCGCCGATCAACTCGGCCAGAGCTGTCTGCTTCGCTTCCGTAGCTGGAGCGGCTATGATCTTGGCAAGGATGGCTGCTAGTGTCGTCTGCGTTGCGAAATCTTTGCCGTTCAAGGTGGTTAGTGCGCCCTCGATCCCGTCAACATGGCCGATTATAGTATCCTGTTTCGCTTCCGTGGCCGGTGCCGCGATAATCTTCGCGAGGATAGCCGCCAGGGTCGTTTGCGTTGCCGGGTCAGCACTGAGTTTTGCCAGCACTGCGGCCAGGGCAGATTCCACTCCGTCAACGTGCCCGATAAGCGTATCTTGCTTTGCCTCAGTTGCGGGTGCAGCGATAATCTTTGCCAATATCTGAGCTAACGTTGTCTGGGTCGCTGGGTCTGCTGAAAGCTTGGTTAATATATCGGCTAATTTTGCTTGTGCCGCCGCATCACCGACGGGCAGCATATTGGTCGGCGTGACCCCGGTAGCTTTGCCTTCCGCATCCTTATACCCAATAGTAAGCGGGTTAGCTGTTACCGCTGCGCCCTCGGCATCCGGCCCCTGGCTCTTTGTCCAAATGTGTTTTACGCCTTCCAGGATGTTTTTATAAGGAAATTTAGCCATCTGTCGAATCCCTCCTAGTTTTTCTTTGTCGCCGGTGGCGGCGTGAAGGCTGAAACAATATCCTTAAATCGCGGTTTCCCTACTCGGCCACCTGAATCAACTACAATCTCAGTGAAGAATCCCTGCACCCCAAAAGAGTGCTTAACCTGGGTTATCACCCCCAGCACATTCTTACTTGCATCTGCCTCCAAGATTTCCGCCTCATCACCGGGGATAATCTGCGGCCGGAAGGCACAGACAAAGGTTTCTATCTTGCCGGAGTTCGCCATGCTCTCCGCCAGGCTGTTTGCTATCGTAGCCGCCTCCATACTTGTCGTGCCTTCTGGCACCTGCTGGTATAGTGTTTTCTGAGCCGGTGGTGTCCAGCCCAGGTCAGAGGTCACTGGTCGGTATA